GACGAGAAACTGCAAGGAACTGAATAAAAAACGGGTAGCCGCCGGATACCAAACATCAAAAACGCCTGTGCTACACGGGCGTTTTTCTTAGGTATTTAGGGCTTTTTCGCTTGCTTGTGCTCATTTTGTGGTTTCGCTCTGGCAACTTTCTGGCAACCTTTTTTTGAAAGCGTCCATAACCGCGCCCGCGCTTGCGTCCTCTTTTTCCTTTGAAAGGTGTGAATAAATTTCAAGCGTTACCTTTACGTTGGCGTGGCCAAGGAATTTCTGCGCGGAAAGCACGTCAACGCCGGCATTATAGAGTATGGAGGCGTAATTGTGCCGGAAGTAGTGCGGCGTGAGAACGGAGGAACCATCCTCTTTCGTTTCTATGCCGGGCCCCAACTCTGCCATGCGCTCCATCAGCGAACGCCAAAGCCTATTTGAAGAGGAATTGCGGTAGTATGTTCCATCGGGGGCGGGGAACACGAACGCCTGCGGGAATCCCCGCACGAGCATTTCCGTCAGCTCGTCCGGCAGGGGTATATCCCGTATGCTCTCCTTCGTCTTGGGCGGGGTTATCGTGCCCTTCCTTAAATTGACCTGTTGCCGGACGTGTATGACCTTCCTCCTGAAATCTACACATTCCCATTGCAGGCCGAGGGCTTCGCCGAGCCTCATTCCGGTATAGTATAGTAATGCCACCAGCAGGCCGTTTTCCTCCTGCATCAGCTTCTTTGCCGCTTCTTCCTCTGCTTCCGTCAGCGCCCGGCGGCTTGACTTTTCTTTCGTGGGCTTGACCAGCCCCACGGTCACGTCCCGCTGGATTATCCCCTCGGAGTATGCCCGCTTAAAGACGGATTCTAACACATGATGTACATTTTCGATTATGGTTACGCACGTATCGCCCTTGGAGTTAAGCAGCTCCTGCAAATCCATAGTGGATATTGCGGTGAGCCGCTTATCTCCCAGCACCGGCAATATGTGCTTGTTGAGCGCCGTCTTATATCCGCTCTGCGCCGATTCCTTTATATTCGGCTTTTTGTAGACGTTATACCATTGTATGGCGTATGGGCCGAAAAGCGCGTCCTTCTGCGCGGTGCGCCCGGTGATGAACTCTTGCTTGACCGCCTCCTTCGCGGCCTCCAAATCCTTCTTTGTGCGCCCGGATACATATTTTATCACGCTGCCGCCGTTCATATCCTTGCCGACGGTTACTTTAGCCCTATACCTCCCGTCGCTTTGCCTTGCCATTTACAAAAACCTCCCGTTATGTTAAAATCGGAGGCGGAGAAGCATCCACCTCTAATCCCCCTATAAGCGCTGCGCCAACAGCCGGGGGATTTTTTATTTTATCTTGTCGAGCAATACGGACTTCTTCGCCGCAAACTCCTCATCACTCAGGATACCACTATCCCGCAATTCACCCAGCTTGCGGAGCTGCTCGACGGCATCAACGGGCGGCGCGTCCTGCACACCAGAGCCGTGTGCCCTGTCCCGCTGCTTTTCTGAGAGGATCACAGCCCCGTCGCCGTCCGTAAAACTGCCGCTGGCTATACTGCATATATCTATGATAACACCAACACCAAAGCAGCCGGCAGTCAGCAACCAAAGAACAGCCGTGAGCGGCTTGTTGACGTAAAACCGATGTATACCCAAGCCACCCAGGAATATACATAAAAGCAGCGTAGTAAGCCAGTCCTTTTCAGATACATTCGGTTTGCGAACACCGGTATTTTCCATATTTTCAACTTCCTCCTTTTTCTCTGCCTCGTCGTCTGTAATTTCCGTTTCGGCGATGAGCGGCACGTCCTGCGCCGCCTCGCATTTGATCTGTTTCGCTTCGCGCTCATCCTGCTCTGCCTTGAGCTCGTCTCGTTCCGCCTTATTCTTTTTTATACATTCCTCACAGTGCCCAAGGTTGTTGAGCGGCAAGAACAACCCCTTTTTCCCACACTGAGAGCACTGATGTATCATACCCATTGACCAAACCCTCCTATTTTAACCTTTTCCATTCTTTTATGCTGATGTATATGAGAAAGCCTGCGAATATCGCGAAAACCAGCATTATACCCCCTGCTATTGTCGATAAATGCTTAGTTTCGGGGCGTATCAGCCCCATGCTCGGATATCTGCTATCTATGATAAATATTCCGCTTAAAACCACCATCAATAACACGGAAACACCTGACAACAGGGGCAATTGAATGTTTTTACGCCGCCCTTCGGCTACCAGATCGTTTATACGCTCCTTGTTAGTGGCGATAAGTTCTTCGTATAAATCCTCTTTACTATATCCTTGCGGAACTCTCACAAAGTCAGAATCTATATCCCGCAGACTTTTGCCAATGGTATTTAATATCCTTATCAGCGTATCTACGCCGGGATTTGATGTTTGTCCGTGAAGCACCTTTTTGACAGTAGCGAGCGACAGCCCGCATTCGTCCGCGATCTCCTGCTGCGTCTTACCGGATTGCCGCACAAGCTCCTGCAATCGCTCAAAGTCCATTATTTTACCCCCCATTTAAACAATTTTTACCCTGAAAGGATACTATTTGTGGCTTTAAAAAACCAAGGGAACGAGATATGCTTAATTCAGACCGGGGCGGCTCCCATGAAGCTTCTCCGCCGTTCTGGCCGAGGCGGAGGTGAGCGGCTCCCGCTCCCTCTGCCGGTTAAAGGCAAATCCGAGGCACGATTTGTGCAACATTGTTGAGCGCAGTCCCCCTTATGGTACTCTCATACAAATTCCCCCTTTCTTTTTGAATCTAACGTGTTATTATCAAAACAGAACAAGTGTTTGGAGGTAGAAAGATGACTGAACATGAAAAAGAACGAGCTTTTATTGAAGCTTTAAAAGACCCCGAAAAATTCAAAGCTATTTTTGCGATAATACAAAATGATCGACGAGAACACGGGCTTCCTGAGATAATTCTCTGTAAGCCAGTATAAGCTTATACTCGTTTTCGGACACAAGCCTATGAAGATTCTCGACCTCTTGACGCCCATACAGGTAATCCATATCAACGTTGTATATGTCGGCTATCGTTTCGAGCAATTCATCATCAGGACGGCGCTCATTGCGCTCGACCATGGAGATTGTGCTTCTTGACACCCCGACAAGTTTCGCTAATTCATCCTGAGTATGGCCATGCTCTGTTCTCAAACGCTTAATTCGGCTACCAAATAAAGCCATTCATATCACCTCGACACCACTATAACACAGAGAGTGACAAATGTAAATAAAAAATGTTACAAATAGTGTTGACACGCTTAGTGTCATGGTGCTATACTTAAAACACAGAAAAGAATGGGAGGTGAAAATCATGCCCACGCGAGAAGAAATAGGACGTAGGTTGCGCGAATGCCGCAAGACAAAAGGCATAAGTAGCGAAAAAGCAGCTATTGAAATGGGGCTTACGGCATCGTCCTTGCGAAAATATGAGAGCGGCGAAAGAACGCCTCGTGATGAAGTCAAAATCACAATCGCTGATTATTATGGTATGAGCGTACAGGCAATTTTTTTTGATGTAGCATGACACTATACGTGTCAAAAAGCGAACAGACAACATAGGAGGTGAGCGGCATGATGTTTAGAGACAAGTGGACGTGCAAATGGGAAGAGCAGGACGCGGACAAGAAGCTGCTGAGCCTTTACGAAGAAATCAGGCGGACGCAAACGCAAATATTCGTGCTCGGAGCGCTCGTCATATTAGGGCTAATACTGCAAGCGATAGAGAAACTGCTGTAACCAGCGCACCAACAAGTGATCTTTGCAGGAAACCGCGACCGTCTTGCGTTATGAGCAATAAAAGCCCGTTACGGCCTTCGGCGATGTACCTGACGGATATCAAGTTCTTGTTATACAGCTGGTTTATACAGCCCTGTGTGAACTTTCTGCCCACGATACGGTCAACATCGGATACGCCGAAGCCCCGATGAAAATAAGCGTAAACAAGAATACGGAAAGAAGCAAAACTCAGCATAAAACCCCTTTTTACTTTTGATTATACCACAGAAAGGAAACCGCCATGGATAACTTTGACAAGCTCCTGCGGGACATGATAACCGCCGCCGTGGACGAGCGCATAAACAGCGTTGAAGCGCTGGAGGAGCGCATGGTGAAGATGCACGGCGAGTATGTCACCACCAAGCGGGCATCCGAGATCATCAACGTAGACCCCGGCACCATACGCGCCATGTGCAGGGATGGGCGCCTCATGGCGACCGCCGCCGACGGCCACGCCCCCCTCATACTGGTGCGGAGCATGGCCTCCATGGTAGAGGACAAGACAGCGGATCAGCCCAGGGTAAAGGCTACCCGCCGCCATAAGTACGACGATTGTAAATACAAAGTGCAGTAGCTCCCCGTGCGAAAGGGGAGAGCAGAGGGCGGCATCTTGGGCCGGTGTCCGATGGGCAGAGTTTATAATCTCCTTTTTGATATACACAGACCACCTGATATGTCCGACAAAACGCTGCTTCTGCTCACCGCCCTCTGCTGTCTCCTTTCGCGGGAGGTGATGCGAATGACCTAACAAACCCACAACAGCACGTTAGCAACTCGACCGGGCGAGTATAAACAGGATTCAGGCCCGGTGCGTCTCCCGCGGACGGGTTTGCCGATAGCCCGCGCCGCCGGAGGGTATCAGATCATAAGGAGGACGCAAAACAATGCAATTAGGAGAAATGACATTCGGGGCAAACATCAAAATTCCCGAGCGACAAAAAGATGGCAGCTATAAGCTGGCTGACTACACCCTGGGCTTCTTCGGCGCAGGCGTGGCTGCGTTTATCCGCAAAGACATACACAGCCTGTGCCGGTTCGGCGGTAACGCAAAATACGCCGGATCAGACCTGGACGAACGCATGACGGAAATATACAACAGCTACCCCGACGAGCTTAAAGAACTGATTATCCCCAGCACGATCCCGCTGTATAACGGCAGCGGCGCCGAGGATATAACCCGCAAGGTGTTTGCCCCCACGTTGACCGTGGTAGGCTGCGGCGACAATGAAGGAGCGGGCGAGGGCTTAACATGGCCTATATTCACTGGCCGGAATAACCGCAAAAAGACCTTTAACGGCTCGGCTGCTGCCTGGTGGCTTTCCTCACAGTGCTCCTCTGTCAACGCGTGGTACGTCCTCACGGACGGCTCCACCTTCATCAGCAACCCCTCGTACTCGGATGGGGTTGTCCCCGCTTTTATACTCCCTCAATCGGTGCAGATTGACGACACACCGGATAATGACGGCAGCTACAGATTGACGGAGCTGCAAAGCTATTGCTCGTAAAAAAGCCATGAAAAGCAAACGCACAAAAGCATGCGAAATACCTCTCAAAGTCAAGCGGTATGTATGGGAGAGGGACCATCATTGCTGCGTCCTGTGCGGCAGGCCCGGCAACCCTGACGCGCATTTCATCCCTCGCTCCCATAACGGGAAGGGAATAGAAGAGAACATCGTCACCCTATGCCCCGAGTGCCACAGGGATTACGACAATTCAGAACGCAGGCCGGAGATCAGAAAGGCCCTCCGCGCCTATCTCATGGCCAAATACCCGGATTGGGACGAGGAAAAGCTGAGATACCGTAAGTGGAGGAGTGATTACATATGCAAGTAAGGGAGCTTTTACCCATAATCGCCCTGCTGAAAACACAACGGGTACGACTGTACCACTCGCCGGACGGGGCGCTGATCGGAGACTTCAGGAGGGAGGATATTCTTCCCGCCGTCTGCGACAGAACGGTAGCCGCCCTACTCGATGCGTCCCTGCTGTGCATGGACGCCAACAACAACTACATCAATTTATACGTTGCAACGGGAAAGGACAATTGATATGTGGGGAGCATTTTTTAGCTGGGGAGTGCCGATGTTTGTGATCGGTATAATGACGGGCTTTGCCTTCGCGCCCCGCAAAAGGAGATAGACATGGAAGCGTGCACAACCGGACAAACCCTGTGCTGGCGGTGCCAGAGGGCGACAAACGCGCCGGGCATGGGCTGCAGCTGGTCTCGCCGCGCCGATCCCGAACCCGTTGAGGGCTGGGAGGCAAGGGAGACAACGCTGAAGGGCAGCAACTATTACCACGGCAAAAACTACACGACAATTATACAGTCCTACGTCATCCGCGCCTGCCCGCTGTTTTTGCCGGACGGGAAAAGTGAGCCGCCGCGTATATACAGGAAGTGGATCGTTGAAGTAGACGGCGAGTGGCTGACAACGCAGGAGACGAGGGAGCGGCTGGGCATCGACAGGCACGAAATATACAAACTGATCGAGCGCGGCAAGCTCAACGCCAGACAAGTGGAGCGAATGAGTTAAAAACATATCAAAGGGAGGACATAAAAAATGAAATTAGGAGAACTACCATTCGGAACCAACATCAAAATCCCCGAGCGCCGCGAGGACGGAACCTACGAGCTGGCGGACTACACCCTGGGCTTCTTCGGCGCAGGCGTAGCCGCGTTTATTCGCAAAGAGATACACAGCCGGTGCTGGTTTGGCGACAGCGCGGAGTACGCCGATTCCGACCTGGACAAACGCATGACCGAAATATACGACAGCTACCCCGACGAGCTTAAGGAGCTGATTATCCCCAGCACGATCCCGCTATATAACGGCAGCGGCGCTGAGGATATAACACGGAAAGTGTTCGCCCCCACGTTGACCATGGTAGGCTGCGGCGACAACCACGGTGTGGACGAGGGCTTCACATGCCCTATATTCACGGGAAGGAATAGCCGAATAAAGACATATGACGGCTCGGCAGCTTTCTGGTGGCTTTCCTCGCGGAAATTCTCTGGCGACGCCTGGTGCGTCTACGCGGACGGCTCCGCCCACGACTTCGACTCGTGTTTCACGTTTGGTGTCGTCCCCGCTTTTATAATCCCTCAATCGGTACAGATTGACGATACGCCGGACAAGGACGGCAGTTACAGATTGACAGTGCTGGAAAGCTATTGCTCGTAAAAAGACTGCGAAAAAACATATCAAAGGAGGACAAACAAAATGGAAACAACGGAAAGGATTCACGGCGCCTGCCGCTACTGCGGGCAGATAATCAACATCAAGAGCTATTTAGCCCTACACCCAAACATCGACGACCCGGACGAGGACGCGATAGCTACCCTCATATGTGACTGCAAGGAGGCCAGACGCGACCGTGACGCTCACGAGGCTGCCCTTCGGGGAGAGAGCGACCGCATCGAAGCCCTGCAAAAGGCAGAGGACGTGATCGAGGAGCTTTTTGCAGGCAACCCGCACCAGAAGCGCATAGCCGTGGACGAGCAGACGCGAGAGATATTGCGGCAGCTTGCCGAGCGGGTGTACGGCGGATTTGTAGATAAAGCGGTCATAACCACCACGGACGGAGTTAAGGCCACCGTAAAGAGCACCGGCTCCGCCGCTATCGGCATAGCCATAGAGCGCAGCGAGACCAAAAAGGAGAAAAAGGAGATATAACCCATGGAAAGCCGGGAGATATATGACATGCTCCTGCGCTCCGTGGGCGAGCACATGGACACAAAAGGCCGGGCCGCTGTTAGCATCAACGGCAGGCCCGCCCTGATAGTAACGATAGACCGGGAGACCGGAGAGATTACCGCCCGCAATGCGATCACTGACACGACCGCCGCCGACGCGGTAATAGACTACCTCAACACCATCGCCGGGACTAAATACCAAAAAACGCCAAAAAACCGTAGCTATATCAACGCCCGCATTACGGAGGGGCATACGCCGGAGGACTGCCGCCGGGTAATAGACGGCCGCTGGGCAACGTGGAAGGGGACAAGCATGCAGGAGTATATGCGCCCCTGCACCCTGTTTAACAGCGAGAAATTTGAGGGCTACCTTGCGGCGGCGAAAACCAACGTCAAAAAAATCGCTGGGAGTTATTTTATGAACCACATTCAGCACCAATACTCCGCCGACGAGCTGGCGAAAATAGGCGTTGACCTAATCGGGGATTTGGGAGAGGACTAAAAAATGTCAAAAGAGCAATTTCACAGCAGAGTTTATACGGACAGACCGGCTTATGCCGATTTTGCAGCACCTGAGAAGTTTGAGGCCATAAAAAGCATAGTTGCAAAGCGCCTCGTGGAACACCCGAACGCGATATGCTCCTATTCTGGCGGCAGCGATAGCGATATTATGCTGCACCTGATCGAGGAAGTGCGGCACACATTCGACCTTCCGCCAATTAAATATTGTTTCTTCAACACCGGCCTTGAAATGGCGGCTACAAAGCGTCACGTCCGCGAGACGGCAGATAAGTACGGCGTTGAAATTACAGAATATCGCCCGAAGAAAAATATTGTGCTGGCGACAAGAGAGTATGGACAACCATTTGTATCAAAAATAATGTCCGCCGGTTTGGAAGGCGTACAGAAGAAGAACATACCTCTGAGCATCGCGGATGAATATGCCGAAGCAGAGGACAAGGCGGCAAAATATGCGGAACTGTGCGAACGCTATCCGGGCTGCAAAACAACGATAAGTTTTCTTTGCTGCTGTAACGGCAAAGGCGAACCACGCCCGGAAATTCAGCTCGTAATCAACTCGTCCAAATATATGTTGGATTTCATCAAAGAAAACCCGCCACAGTTCAAAATAAGTAACCACTGCTGCAACGTTTGCAAAAAGGCCGTTGCGCACAACGTCCAAAAAGGCTTTGACATGGTTATAACCGGAGAGCGCCGAGACGAGGGCGGCATGAGGTCTGTGCCCAGAAAGGATAATACATCGCTCTGCTTCTCCCAGACGGCAAACGGACAATACCGGCTCAAACCTCTGTACTATGTATCCGATGCTGATAAGGCATGGTACAAGGACTACTACGGTATCCGCTACTCCGATGCTTACGAGGTTTACGGCCTAAAACGTACTGGCTGCTGCGGCTGTGCGATATCCGCGAAGGCGGTAGAAGAACTTGAAAAAATACGTCCCTACGAGCCTAATCTTGTAAAGGCCGCGTGGAACGTATTCGGGGACAGCTACCGGTATAGGGCGATGTACAACGAGTACAAGGCAAAAAGAAGGGAAGAAGAAAGGAAAAGAAAATGAAAAAAAGAACGCTGCCCACCTATACAATCCTGATCCGTACGCCCGCCGGGACGCAGACCATTATTGAGACCAACGACTTCGCAAAAGCCAGACGGACATATGCCCAGTACAAGGGCTCATGCCGCCTGTGCATTGACGGGCAGGAGCTGCATATCCTTGAGGCGGACAGGCTCATGGACGACCACAGCGACAAAGTGATAGAGCAGATATTTATCCCGCGCCGCACGAAGAAAACCGAGGACATACACGCATTAAAGCCTGCCCGGTAACACGGGCAGGACTTGACCTTTTGCCGGGTGCGGCAATCACCCGGTCCTCCATTGATAGGGTGGCGGCAGGTGCGGCCAACGGGGAAACGCCCGCACCGCAAACCACCGCCCCCGGCAAAGGGCCAAGACCTGATTATTAAAAAAGGAGGCCGCCATGCAGCGGGTACGGCGTGATATATATTCCGGCGTGGTGCTGGAGCGGATCATATACTCCGTGGGCGACAGGACGCAAAAACCCTACCGCCCGCGAAAACCAAGGTTTAAGACGGACGAGGAAAGGGCGCGGTTTAACTCTGAGGTAGCCCGCCGGGCACATACCCGGATCATCAACGAGAACTTCACCCCGGCCTCGCTATACAGCACTTTGACCCAGGACGACGAGCACGAGGTACACGATTTTAAGGATTTTCGCCGCCTCTGCGTCAATTTCCGCCGCCGGCTGCTCTACGCCTACCCGGAGGCAAAAATCGTTATCTACATGGGCCGGGGCAAGAGCACCCACCGCATACACGCCCATATGCTGACGGACGGAGTGCCGGAGGAGGCTATACGCAAACAATGGACGCTGGGCAGCGTCAACCGCTGCGAGCACCTCCGGGCGCACATCCACTATGACGGCATAGACCACGGCCCCGATTATACGGGATTGGCCAATTACCTTTTTAACCACTGGACACCGGAGCAGGGCGGGCACCATTACATGGCGACCCGCAACCTTGCCCCCTGCGGCAGGGAGCAGACAAAACCAATAAAACGCAACTACACGCCGGCCAAACCGCCGCGCTCTCCGAAAGATTATATCCTCGTCGAGAGCGGCGCGACAGAGTTCGGCTTTACCTATTTCAAATATGTCAAAATCCCGCCCAAGCGGCGGTGTTAAGCGGCGCAAAGCGCGAGGCTTTTGCCGGGGCCTTGTAAATGCGTCGGATTTTACGACGATATCAAAAAGGAGGTAAAAAACAATTGCTGAAAGATTACACCATGACCCCCAACCGGGCGGGTATACCCGTATGGCGACCTGCCCAGCCGGTAATAGGCAAAGAGGACGAGCACCAGACCGCCCTGACCAACTGGGCGCGGATGATGCGGACGCAGTATCCGGCCCTGACGCTCTACCACCACATACCCAACGGCGGCTTACGCGATAAGCGCACCGCTGTGCGGCTGATATGGCAGGGGGTACATTCCGGCGTGCCCGATGTATTTATCCCTGCGGCCCGGGGCGGCTACCATGGCATATACGTCGAGCTCAAAACTGGCGCCAACAATCCAACGCCAAATCAAAACGAGTTTATGAGCGGCGCTATGGCCGAGGGCTACTATTGCGCGGTCTGCTACGGCTGGCCCTGCGCGGCGGCGGTGATTGAGGAGTATTTGAAAGGAGACACTGAACTGTGAACAGTAAAAACACAATGAAAATTCTGCGCAGAGCCATCGAGAAATACGGCGAACCCATCCAGACCATAGTCGCCATCGAGGAATGTGCAGAGCTACAAAAAGAACTGACCAAAGCTTTGCGTGGCAAGCCGAACTCTGACCATCTTGCAGAGGAAATGGCTGACGTACAGATAATGCTGTGGCAGCTCTGTTGCATATTCAACGTAGGCGGGCAGATGGCAGAGTGGATTACCAAGAAGATTGAGCGGCTCAATGAGCGCATGGAGGCGGCAGAAACAGGAGGCAAGGAAAATGACTAATCTCACCACTATGTTTTCGAGCGACAAGGACTACTGGGAAACGCCGCAAAGCCTGTTTGATGAGCTAAACGCCGAGTCTAATTTCACACTGGACGCGGCGGCCAGCGACGCCAACCACAAATGCGAGAAGTATTTCACAAAAAAGGATAACGGTTTACTGCAAAATTGGCAGGGCGAAACAGTGTTTTGCAATCCGCCCTATGGTAACAGGGAAACAGGACAATGGACGGAGAAATGCTACCGCGAGGCACAGAAACCCAACACAACGGTTGTGCTGCTGATACCCGCCCGGACAGACAGATCCAGCTTTCACGAGTACATACTCGGCAAAGCCGAAATTCGCTTCATCCGTGGGCGGCTCAAATTCGAGATTAAGGGCAAGCCCATACATGATCGCGATGGGCGGCCAATGCCAGCGCCGTTCCCAAGCATGGTTGTGATCTGGCAGAAATAGGAGGTACTGACAATGGCTAAAGAGTACATAGAGCGAGAAAAGGCGCTGGAAAAGGTTATTGAAGTAAAGCACCACGACCCTGAATTGAGCGGAGTTGTATTGCACAGGTACATCAAGGAAATCGACTTGAAGGATATCCCTGCCGCCGATGTTGCAGAAGTGGTACGGTGTGAAAACTGCATTCGCCGGGGTACGGAGGATTGCGCCATGTTCTACCGCTGTGAGTGCGGAGAACAGCACACATGGGAGACGGATAATGATTTTTGTAGCTGGGGCGAAAGGAGAGATAATGCCTAAGTTTTGCATACATGAACAACACGCTGGGATATGCGAAAAGACCGGCGGTTATTGCAACGAAGGGGTTTGCTCGTATGAAGAAATGGTGGATTATGCCCCTATGGTGCATGGACGGTGGATAGGCATTGATAGCTCGTTTTGGAAACCTACACATAGAGGTGATATTCCTGTTTTTAGAAAAACATACAGATGTTCAGAGTGCAGAAGGAGAACAGCCATAGCAGAAAATTACTGACCCAACTGCGGGGCAAAAATGGATAAGGAGGAAGCCGATGAACTGGATTAAAGTGAGAGACAGACTACCAGAAGAAAAGGAACCGGTGATTATCCTGCTGCAAGATGGACAGATTTTTCGCGGCGAGATACGCATGAGACAATTATTGCCGGAATGGTGGTATTACTACGATGCCGGCGACACTGACATTGACATGCTGGGGCTTTTATATCCCATAGAAAAGTTTGGCGGACTATGGTTTAGAGGTAATCCTGTTATTGCGTGGATGCCCATGCCGGAGCCCCCCGAAGGAGGTAACTGATGAACTGGATTAGCGTTAGGGATAGACTACCTGAAGACCAAGTGGAAGTGCTGGTGGCTACCAGAAGCAAAAATGGCGTGCGAAATATCGACAAGGGGTATCTGGCAATCGACCACTTTATCCATCGTGGACGTGCCGAGGTTACTCACTGGATGCCATTGCCAGAACCACCGAAGGAGGAAAAATGAAACGAGTAATAGCAATAACAATATTAACCCTGCTGACCCTCGCCCTGTGCGGGTGCGGAAAGGCCGAAGCTGGTGTTTACAGACTGCGAATACTGGAAATGGGTCTATCGTATGAAATATATGTTGACACTCTAGCAGGGGTGCAATACATACAATTAAAAGATCACGGTGTATGCGTAATGGTAGACGCAGCGGGAAAACCGCTGATATGGGAGGGAGAAAAATGATAACGATCCACAACAACGAGGAGCCACTGTACAAGTTGGCGAAGGAAATACACGAAAACGCCGTTACTCACGGCTGGTGGGACGAGCCTCGCAACCTGCTGGAGATTGTCGCCCTTTGCCATAGCGAGCTGTCCGAGGCGGTAGAGGAGTACCGCGCCGGCCGCGACATGATTTACCCCGGCGTGGGCGGCAAGCCCGAGGGCATAGCCGTCGAAATGGCCGATTGCCTTATTAGGATACTGGACTGGTTCGGACATGAGGGGCTGGATGTGGACGGCATTGTACGGGAGAAAATGCTCTACAACAAGGGCAGACCATATAAACACGGAAAGAAGTGTTGAAATGAATGATAGAGAAAAGCGTTGGAGGGTGCGGGGACAACTCCGCCGGTGGGGCAACACGGCAAACCTGTGCCGGAGGAAACAGGCCGAAATAGAGGGGAGGGGGGCATCAAAAAGCTAAATCAACCTTCCGTGGTACCGGGGCGGCCCATCGGAAGAAAAATTTTTCGATTTTTGAGAAGCTTTGAAAATGAGCGGCAATGGGGCGCCCGAAAACAACAAAACTACAAATAAACGGCGGCGGCAAATTGGTCACCGAAAAGATTTGCAAAATTACATCAAAAACGACGGTTTTTAATCCAAAAAGGAGGCGGGAAATTGAATCCGAAAAAAGCAACGCGGGAAAGGCGAGATGAGCGGGCAGCCGTGCGGCGACTGCTGATGTATTGGGGTAATGCAGAGCGCACGAGGACGGAAAAAGAGCGGTTGTTAATTAGCGTTGACGAGGAAATTGAGGCGCAATACGATCTTCACCCGCAGCAGATTACGGGCCTGCCGCGCGGTACTGAGCTGCCGGACAGCACTCCGGCCACGGTGATAAAAGCTTCGCGGGAATTAAAAAGACTGCGAAAGAAGAAAAAACGGCTGGAAGACGAATTGCAAAATCTCGACCATTGGGTGGGAATGATAGAATTTGAAGTGATGTGCTTGCCGCCGCTGGAATATGAGGCAATAAGACTGCGGTACGTTAAATACGGAGTGGCAAAAGGGGGATATTGGGAGCGGATAGCGCAGCAAATGCACGTCTCGATTGATTGGGCGAAGACCCTTGAGAGACAGGGGGTAGACAGGCTGATAGGCAGAATAGCAGCGTAAAGAGAATACCGTATAAGAGGGCTGATATCAGCCCTCTTATATCATTATCCCAAACTTTACCGCGAGCAGCTCCTGCCGCGCGTGGGGGATCGGTTTGATCCCGGCACACCACGAATGCACTGCGGCCTTGCTCACCTCACAGGCCTCGGCGGCCTGCTCCAACGTCAGGCCACGGGCCTTGAGCTGATCCCGCAAATACTCGCCGTCGCTGAGCACGGGAGCGCACCGGCCCTGCATATAGGCAAGCTCCCACATGCCTTGCTGGCTGAGCGGCAGCGCGTGCTCGTCCTCGGTTATATCCTCTGCGCCTTGCAGCGCGTCCCGTATGGCTCTATCGACCTCCGGGGTGAGCTTGCGGTTAACGATCATATACCGCAAGCCCTCACCCAGCCCACGGATGGGCCACATATTAGCTGTTTGCACCCGGCAGCGCGCCCCGATGATGTCGGGGAGCTGCGCCGCCATTATACCATACGCCCGGCCCAGGGCCTTAACCGTGTTGTCTGTCATGTGCTCACCTCCGTTAATCCTGCATGACCCAGACGCGATAATCAGTTACGGACATAACGGCCCAGCCGCCGTCAACCTCAACCACAACCTCATCACCACGGCAATTTTCCATCGCCTCGTCATACGTGTCAAAATGTACCATTTGCATATCCTCCTTTTTTTGCTTTTACCAAACCGTCACGATCTCGTCATAATAGGGGTTACTGCGCTCTACATCGTAATAATCGCCGTCATAATAGCGGGCCTCCAGCAAATCCATACCAGTTAGCCCCTCGGGGTCATCGGTGATCTTGTACTCAACGGGCAAATCCAACTCCCGAGCCGCGCTGAGGGTGTGGTGCTTGTCAGTTTGCATAGCATACTCTACACCGTCGATTATGCCAACATAGGAGCACGGGACGATGATACTTTTAGCACCGGCGGCGGTGAGCTGCTCTATTTTTTCGGCTACTATTTCGGGGTTGATGTAGTGCTGGCTGCTGATGATTGTCATTGTCGTGTGCTCCTCTCTTGTTATGTCTATATTATATACCTGTCAGATTAAAAAGTCAACCAAAAAGATAAACAAAATAAAATAATAAGGCAAAAACCTTTTGTGCGCGAACCGCACCGCGCATCATAAAACCAAAACCTATTGCGAAACGAGATAAATAAAACTCAACACTTTCCCACACTCTTTGTGTGCTATAATAATACCATCAAAAGGGCTGCGAAGAGCGGCCCTTGAGCATTTTGAGGGAGATGAGCGGCGCTATGGCAAGCCGAGCCCTACATTTTTGCCAGTACCCTGGATGTAATGCACTGACCGCCGGACGATACTGCGATGAGCACCGGACGGCGGGCGAACTGCGGCAGCAGGAGCAGATACACGCCCAGGACGAGCGGCGGGGTAGCTCCCGGCAGCGCGGATATGATGCCCGATGGAGCAAATACTCCCGCTGGTATTTGTCGGCCCCGGAACATCAACTCTGCGCCCTGCGGCTGGACGATGGCTGCACTATGGTGGCGCGGTGCGTGGATCACATAGACCCGCCTGACGGGCCGGGCGACCCGCGCTTTTGGGATACCGCCAATCACCAGCCCGCCTGTATACATTGCAACAGCGTCAAAGGACACAAAAAAATCATAGGCAAATACAGAATTTGAGAAAGGAGGAGCCTATGCCGACAGGAAGAAAGCCGAGGCCGCTAAAGCTCGTCGATAACGGCAAAAACCGGCATACCAAAGACACGATGGAAAACCGGGAGAATGGCGAACCTACCGGCTGCTCCGACAAATTAAAACCACCCAAAAGCCTGTCCCCGGAGGCGAGGAAGGAATGGAAAAGGGTAGTAAAGCTCTACCGCCAGCTCGACACCCCGATAATTAACGATTTGGACATATCCGCCCTCGCTGCCTACTGCGAGAGTGTGGCGATATACCAAAAAGCCGAGGCGGAATACCAAAACGGCCCGCTTATATACCGGGCGGCGGACGGCAAGCCAACGGAAAACCCGTATATCACCATCATGCGCCGGGAGGGGCAGAATATCATAAAATACGCCGAGCAGCTGTGCCTGTCGCCGGTGGGCCGTGCTCGCATGGGTGTAGCAGCAGCGAAAAAAGCCGCAGAGAGCGACCCCATGGCCGCATATCTGAGCAAGTACGGTGGTTAACTCGAACAAGGCTCTCGAAGTTATCGAGTTTGTACAGGCCCTTAAACATACCGGCGATTTTTACGGCAAACCCTTTGTACTTTTACCATGGCAGATAGATGTCATAAACTCCGTATACGGCACCGTGACCGCCGAGGGCGTGCGGCAGTACCGCATGGCATATTTGGAGATCGCCAAGAAAAACGGCAAGACCGAACTTATCGCCGCGCTGAGCCTGTATCACCTGGTCATGGACGCACCGGGCGGCGAGATATACTGCGGCGCCGCAGACAGGAACCAGGCATCAATAGCTTTTAACGCCGCAAAGAGCATGGTGGAGCAAAGCGAAGTATTGTCCAAGATAATCAAAATCAAAGACAGCACGAAGGAAATGCTGAATCTCCGCACACACAGCCGCTTTAAAGTGCTGTCGGCAGAGGCGGCGACCAAACACGGCCTTAACCCCTCCGTGGTCATCATAGATGAACTACACGCCCACCCCAAGCGGGACTTGTGGGACGTGCTGACATTTGGTACGGGTGCTGCACGGAATGAGCAACTCATATGGTGCATCACCACCGCGGGCGACGACCCCGACCGCAAAAGTGTGGGATGGGAACAGCACGAAATAGCAACAAAGGTGCTGAGCGGCGAACTGACAGACCCGGCGTTTTACGCCAAAATCTATACCGTCCCTGAGGACGCGGACATATACGATGAAGCAAATTGGTACTTAGCCAATCCCTCACTGGGCGTATCCATCAAAATTGAGAATGTGCGCAGCGAGGCGATAAAGGCCCGAAACAGCCCGGCGGCAGAGAAGCTCTTCCGGTGGCTCCGGCTCAATCAATGGATCTCACTTAAACGCACCGGCTGGCTGCCTATCACCCTATGGGATGATACCGAAGGGGGCTGGCATAAATCCGATATGCTGGGGCGGCCCTGCTATGTAGGCATAGACCTGTCCAGCACCACCGACCTGACCGCCGTGGCGGCCCTTTTCCCACCGCCGCCGGAGGAAACGGAGTGGCGCTTTTTTGTGGACGCGTGGATTCCCGAGGAAAACATGCGGGAACGGGAGCACCGGGATCATGTGCCTTTTAGTAAATGGGTGCAGGCGGGGCATATGCACGCGACCCCCGGCAACTGTGTGGACTACGCCTATATTGCCAACTATCTGGACAAGCTCATGCTGGACTATGACATCAAATATATTGCGGCGGACGAGTGGCGCATAGATTCCCTGCGCCCCCTCATGCAGCAGGAGGTTGCGGCACAGAAGATAATCACCATACCTCAGACCATGAGCGGCATGTCCCCAGCAATGAAGGAAATTGAGCGACTCCTACGCGAGGGCGAAATGACCCACGAGAGGAACCCCTGCGGGCGCTGGGCGTTTGGCAATGTAGTAGTAGCCGAGGACGGCAACGAGAACATAAAACCCATGAAAAACAGGAGCATAGAGCGAATAGACCCGATGTGCGCCCTGATAGATGCGATGGCGGCGGCGGTAAAACTGGAACCCAAGCGCAGCGTATACGAGCACCGCGGCCTGAGAATAGTGTGAGGTAAACAGTGAAAAGATTTAAACTTTTTGGCAAAACATACGAAATACGGGCGGCGGACGTTAAAACACTGCCCTCCGTATCAGATGATAGCGCATGGCAGATGTACCTTGCAGGGCAGGGTTACGCCATAAGCGCAGAGGGGGCGCTGCAGGTCGCGGCGGTATTCAGGTGTGTTGACCTGATAAGCAAGACCATGGCGGCGTTGCCCCTGCACATGTACAAAAATACCGGGGAGGGCAAACAAAAGGCACGGGATCATCCCCTGTATAAGCTGCTGTATGTGCTGCCCAACCGCACCACCACGGCGTATGAGCTTATGCAGATGCTTGTGGCAAACATGCTGCTCACTCGCGGCGGGTATCTCCGCATAGTGCGGGACAGATACGGCTTTGTGCGACACCTCAAAAATCTGCCCACATCCTGCTGCTCGGAAGTGTACACCAACCGGGAAAACGGGGAACAGTATATATACGTCACCTATGACGGCATAACAGAAACGCTCCGGGAGGGCGATTTTGTCTTTATTCCCGGTTTTAGATTTGGCGACCGCACGCCGGAAGACCCAATGACCATAGCCGCAAGCGTACTGGGACTGAATAACAGCATGACACAATACGCGCAAAGGGGCTTTTCCGGTACTTCCCCCGGCGGCTATATAACCTATCCGGGGCAACTCTCCGATACGGCATACGAGCGCTTCAAAAAGGACTTCCAGAGCAACTACGGCGGCGCAGAAAACGCCGGGAAATGGATGTTTCTGGAAAACGGCTCCACGGCGCAGCCGTGGGACAGAGACATGTCAAAGACACAGCTCCTTGATAGCCGCAAATGGGCTGTAACCGAGATATGTCGTATTTTCGGCGTACCCCCGCACATGTGCATGGATCTGGAAAAAGCCACTTTTTCAAATATTGAGCAGCAGAGCGCCGAGTTTGTACGTGACTGCATAAATCCCCTATCCGTGCGTATAGAGCAGGCCCTTTACCGTGACCTGTTGAGCGAGGCGGAGCAGGCGAAGTATTATTTTAAGTTTAATACAAACAGTCTGCTACGCGGCGATACCGCCACCCGAACGAGCTATTACAACACAATGCGGCAGAATGGTGTGATGAACGCGGACGATATCCGCGAGCTGGAGGATATGAACCCCATACCCGATGGGCTGGGAAAGATATACTTTATCAACGGCAACATGCTGCCGCTGGAAAACGCAAAACTCAACGCGCCTAAAAGCGCGCAAGCGAAAGGAGCGCCCCTGAAAAATGAATAAATTTTGGGAGTTTAAAGCTCTCGGCAATGCCGGCGAGCTTTTTTTGTACGGAGAGATCAGCGATACGTCATGGTGGGGCGACGAAATAACCCCTGCGCAATTTCAAAAAGAATTGGCGGCGCTGGGGGATATATCCACCCTTGATGTGTATATCAACAGCCCTGGCGGGGACATCTTTGCGGGATTTAGCCTGTACAACATCCTCAACCGCCACCCGGCGACAAAAAACGTGCATATAGACGGCCTCGCCGCCTCCGCCGCATCAGTGGTTGCCATGGCGGGCGATACCATCAAAATGCCCGAAAATGCCACGTTGATGATACATAATGCATGGACATACGCCGGCGGTGGGGCGGAGGACTTACGCAGGACCGCCGACGAGCTCGACCGTATCAACGACCAGATAGCGGGCATATACGCCGCCCGCACCGGCAAGGAGAAGGACGAGATATCCGCCCTTATGACAGCAGAAACGTGGATGAGCGGCACCGAAGCGCTTAATATGGGCTTTGTAAACGAACTCATCGAAAACAAAAAGGTCGCGGCTTGCGCGGATACCGAAAAGTGGTTTGCGCTGTACAAGCACGCGCCGAAGGAACCGCTGGAAAACAGGGAGCCTGACAACGGGGGAGCAATCCAGCCCGCAGCAGATATAAACACCGCACTGCAGGAGCAGCGCAAGAGATTCAGAGCGACTAAACTAAAAATTTTGGAGGTATAAGTAACCGATGAAAAAGCTCTACGAAATGATGCAGGATCGCGCAAATGTCGCAACCCAGATGCGCGAAATAATGAACAAATTTGAAGACGGCGTGATGGACGCGGAATCCACCGAGACCTATAACCGGCTCGAAAAGGAGTTTGACGCGCTCAACGCTAACATAATCCGCGAACAGAAGCAGCTCGAGCGGGAACGCGCCGCCGGTGAAGTGATCGACAAGCTGGGCGACAAGAAGGACGAGCACATTAAAGTATTTGCCCGTGCACTGCAGGGCGATCCCGAGTCCATAACCAGGTACAAAAACACCACCATGACCCTTGGCACAAACGCTACCGCCGGTTATCTGACCGCACCCGTGGAATTTGTCAACCAGCTCATAGCCGGGCTCAAAAATGACATGTTTATGCGCCAGATATGCAACGTTGTGGGCCCCATAGGTCAGGCACAGAGCCTTGGGTATCCCAGCCTGACTACCGATGCGTCTGATGTGGCATGGACAACCGAGGTGGCGGCAGCCCCCGAAGAGGCGACCATCGCCTTCGGCCGCCGCGAATTTAAGCCCCAGCGCCTTGCCAAACTGATTAAGATATCCAAGACCCTCATGCGCCACGCACCCAGCCCTGATCAGACCGTGCTTGACCGCATATTGTACAAGATCGAGGCGGCGCAGGAAAACGCCTTTATGAGCGGAACGGGCACTAACCAGCCTTTGGGCATCTTTACCGCCTCTGACAGCGGCATAGCCACCGGGCGCGACGTTACCGCCGCTTCCGCCACCGCCGTGGCCACCGACGACCTGATAGAGTGCAAATACGGCGTGAAGGGCCAGTATATGCGCGGGGCCTCCTGGGTAATGCACCGCGACCTCTGCAAGATGATCGCAAAGCTCAAGGACAGCGACGGCCAGTATATATGGCAGCCCTCCGTGCAGGCAGGACAGCCTGATATGCTGCTGGGCGCTCCCGTGTATATGTCCGAGTACGCGCCTAACGCCGTAGCCGCGGGCAAGTACGTGGCAGTATACGGCGACTTTAAAACCGGCTATTGGGTATGCGACAGCGACGGCCTCTACATACAGGTGCTTAACGAGCTGTACGCCGTCAACAACGAGATAGGCTACGTTGTCGAGTACTATGGCGACGGCGCACCCGTAGTAGGCGAGGCGTTCAGCCGTCTGAAAATGAAGGCGAGCTGATGAAAATCAAAATGTTGACCTTGGCAGCCGGACCAGATGGCATAAACCGGCCCGGCACCATTATTGATGTAGATGAAACCGTGGCGCGGCAGCTCATATCGGGCTGCTACGCCACGGCGGCGGAGACTAAAAATGAAGATAATAAAACAAACCCCGAAAGCGGAACCGCTAAACCTCGAAGAGGTAAAACTACACCTACGGATTAACCCCGGCGACACCAGCGAGGATATTGACATCCTCACCCCGCTTATTAGCGCAGCTCGCGAATACTGTGAGAACTATTGCGGAAAATCACTCGCAGAGCAGACCATAACCGTATACTCGGAGATGAGCGGCACTCTGACACTTCCACGCGCCCCTGTGATAAGCGTGGATAGCGTGACGGTGGACGGCGAAACGGCAGAATATACTGCAGATGTGCATTACGGGACTGTGACGGTGAATAAGCCCGGCGCAACTATCACATATACCGCAGGCTACGAGGAAGTTCCGTGCCTTGTACGTCAAGCTATGCTTTTGCTCATAGGTCATTGGTATGCCAATCGTGAGGCTACGGCACAGAGCACACCAGCGGAGATTGGTATGGCGGTTCGCGCGATGCTGAATCAATATAAAGGCTGGTGGTTTTGATGGCAATTAAAGCCGGAGCAGGCGAAATGCGAACGAAAATCACCATAAAAGCACCGAAATACAGCATCAAAGCCGGATTCAGCGCGGAAGACTTTAAAAATGTTTTCCCCGGCCCCGTGTGGTGCAAGTGGGTGAATGTCCACGGTGCGGAGGTGTATCAGGCAGAAGAACTGCACTTGCGGCAGCCCGTGACCATAACCATGCGCTACTCGCCCCTCGTAACCGTAAAATGCCGCATATGGCATGAGCGGGATGCCGAGCCTTACGAGATCATCAGCATAGACAACATAGGCGACCGCCGGGAATTTTTGGAGATTAAGGCTCAGAGGGTGGTGACGGCGTGACAATAGCGGAGGCACTTAACGATAAATATACCGTTTGCCACCCGCCTTATATGGGCGACCAGCGCAGCTATATCACGTATCAGTGCATGGGCCAGATCGGGACGCTATACGCAGAGGGCGCAGAAAAGGAAACGGGCGTGATGTACTCTGTGGATTACTACACCGACACTCCCCCGTTCGAGCTGGCTATAAAGGATATCAAGGGCAGGCTCGCTGCGGCAGGCTGGAGTTGCACTGTGGACGCGGAAATATACGAAGTGGACACGGGACTGTACCACATTGCCATGACCGCGGTGGGCGTAGGAGAGATATATGGCTAACGTTGAGTTTTCCGGATTTGATGAGGTGGAGGCGGCCCTAAAAGGCGTAAGGGACGGCATGGACGAACTAAACGACGAACTGATGAACGATGGCGCAGACTATGCAAAACAGGAAATCGAACGGGCCATATATCAGTATGGCGAATATCGTACCGGCTCTCTGCTACGCTCTATCAAAAAATCAAAAGGCAAGGATAAGGACGGCTCCCGCTATGTTATGGTAAAGCCCACAGGGAAAAACGACAGCGGCGCGTCCAATGGGCAAGTGGCATTCAGCCGCAACTATGGGCGCTCTAACGACCCCGGTTCCCGTTTCTGGACAATAGCCGAGGAACGCGCAGTAAAGAAATTTGAGGAAATTTTGAACCAAAAGGTAAACCTATTTTTTAAGCAGAAAGGATTGAATTAAATGCCTACTTTTGACCTCAGAGGAATAAAAATCGGCAAGTACACAAATACCGACGGCACCATCACTTATGATACGCCCGTAAGCATGGGCGACGCAATGAGCGTGGAGCTGAACCTGACCGCTGCCGAGGGCAGACTGTACGCCGAGAGCCGCCTTGCCGAGTACAAGAAACTCATAACCGGCGGCACTGCCAGCGTTGGAGTGAAATACATCACCGACGCGGCACAGAAACTGCTTTTTGGCATGAGCGAAAATACGCGCAACGTAGGAACAAACACCTCACAAAAGAGCCTTAAAGCCACTGCGAAGGACATTGCGAAGTATGTCGGCATGGGCTTTTACGCCCCGGACGCTATTGACGGCACGGACAAATACACCGCCGTCTTTGTGTACAAGGTGCTTTTTGGCGCACCCGGCTATGTATACGCCACAAAAGGCGACAGCATCACCTTCCAGACTCCCACGACCACGGGCGAGTTTTTAGCAGATGACAGCGAGGACAAGAATATCATGGAGATTGCAATACTGGCAAGCGAAAGCGATGCGGTAGCGTGGATAAACAAGTGCTTCGGCGCGTCATAAAAGGAGAACGGCATGGATATAAGACTGAAAACCGCAAAATACACCTTTGACGGACAGGAAATGACCCTCTGCTGCAACATGAATGTGCTGGCGGACGTGCAGGAAATGTTTGACGGCAATATATCAAAAGCGCTCAGGAGCGCTACGACAAAGACAATCGTGTGCTTTTTGACTGCCATGATAAACGACTATCTTGACAGCGAGGGCTCCGACAAGTCTTATACCGTGAAGCAAGTGGGGCGGCTCATACCGCCCTCACAGCTTTCGGGCGTAACGTCGCTCGTGATGGACCTGACTGCAGCGGCGCTTCGCGGCGATGAGGAAGCGGAACCAAAAAACGCGAAAACCACGCGGAAGACGAACCCATAAATTTCGCGTGGTATCTTACGGTATGGGTGATACGATTCGGACTGAGTGAAAGGGAATTCTGGAAAACGGCCACGCCGTACAGGATAGCAAGAATAATCAAAGAATATGCAAAAATACAGGGCATAACGCAGGAGAAAACTAAAAGCCTATCCGCATTTTTGGGAGGTACGTAAATGCCGAGCATAAGAACGAAATTTATAGCCGAAGGGGAAAAGGAATATAAAGAAGCGCTGAAAAGCATAGATAACGGCATGAAAGTGCTGCAATCGGAATCAAAAAAGCTGGCGGCGCAGTTTGAGGATAATGCCGATTCCGCCGAGGCGTTGAACGCAAAAAACAAAAACCTCGACGAAAGCGTGTTGAACCTGAAAGACAAACTGGAATTGCAGGAAGAGTGGCTAAAGAAGGTGGGCGCGGCCTATGGCGAGGCCGACGAACGCACGATGCGCATGAAAAAGGCCGTGAACGACACCGAAACGGCGCTCATAAAAGCCGAAAAAGAGCTGAAAAACAACACGGAAGCCTTGAAAGAGTACGGCGATGGGGCTGATAATGCGGGGGACAACAGCAAGGGGCTGGGCGATGCGCTCGACGAACTGGGCAGCAAATTTGGAATAAGCCTGCCGGACAACATCAAGGGAACCCTCGACGGGATGGTGAAGATAGACGGTCAATCCATGGCGCTGATAGGCACGTTTGCGGCGGTAGCCGCCGCGATAGTGGTGGTAGAAAAAGCGCTTATCGACTTGACGGTGCAGCAGGCAGAATGGGCCAAAGAAATCGAGAGCGGTTCATCTCAGCTTGGCATGTCCACCGAATCATATCAGCAGCTCGATTATGTCATGCAGTCCGTGGGTTACTCGATGGATCAGGCTAAGGGAGACCTTTCCGCCCTTGCAGAGAAAGCACAGGACGCCGCCAGCGGCTCCGGCGAAGCGGCGGAAATGTTCGACCGCCTCGGCGTATCGGTGACAAACACCGACGGCACAATGAAATCACAGGCACAGCTTTTTACAGAGGTATACAGCGCTCTGGCACAGATGTCCGACGTAACCGATAGAAATGCAATAGCCTCAAAACTGCTGGGAACGACCGGCGAAGAAGCCGTTATCCCCATGCTTGAAAAATACGGCAGGGCAATAGAACAGATAGCCTCGGCAGCGCCCATCGTGAAGGACGAGGACATACAAAAGCTGGCCTCTCTCAGCGATTCGCTCGGAATGTTCGAGGCAAAAATGGAAGCCGCGAAAAGCAAAGTTGCGGCTGCTTTTGCACCGGCCCTCGAACAGGTAATACAGCTCGTGGGCGACCTTGCGATGCAATTTGCGGAGTTTGCGGCGGATACGGGGCTGGTTGACCTTTTCGGCACAATCATCGAACTGGCGGGCAACCTGTTACAGGCGTTAGAGCCGGTGCTGGATATACTCAACCTGCTAAAGCCGGTATTCCAGGCGATTGGCGGCGTACTGGCCCTGTTCGCGGACGCGGTGAAGGTGGTCGTAAACGCTGTGGGAGCGCTTACAGACACGCTGGATTATCTTTTCTCCTTCGGGCAGAAGAGATTTGACACCTCGAATATACAGAGCATAGCCAACGTCTTTAACGGCACAGACAGCAGCTTCGGGCGTTGGATGGGCAGCGTGGCGCATAACGCCGCTGGCACCGACAACTGGCGCGGCGGCCTGACTTGGGTGGGCGAGAACGGCCCGGAGCTGATCAACCTCCCAAAGGGAAGCCAGGTGCTCACCAACCAGGAGAGCCGCAGCGTGGGCGGCGACACATTTAACATCAGCGTTAATATGTCGCAGATAAGCGACATACAAAAACTCATTGACATGGCGAACAACTACCGACGCAGCGTGCGTATGGGGTACGGAGGGTAATATATGGCGACATTAGCAGACTTACCGCTCGGGGCAACAATACTCATCCCGGTAGGCACCGAAGAAAACAGGCGATGCGAGGTGGCGGATAAAAATAACCTCGTATCCGGAGGCGCGGTGCTGGTATACAAAAATGCATACGAAGAATCGGAGTTTGGAAACTCGACCCTATACCCGGACGGAACACTGGATAACCTTATAAAAAATACGATATTCAACAGTTTCCCGCAAACGCTGCGCGAAAAAATGATGAATGTTACCTTTGCTCTCAAAGGCAGCAATAGCATAACCCGCAAGATGTTCGCCCTGACCTACACCATGGCGGGCTTTGGCAATAACAGCGGAGTTGCGGAGGGCAAAGCTCTCCAATATTACACCAGCAACAACAGGCGCATAAAGAAAAAGGGGGGCGCATCGACCCTCTGGTGGCTTTCTTCGCAGAACTCCTCTGACGGCGCGTGGAGCGTCAACGCGGTCGGCTCCTCCTTCAGCTACCGCCCCTCGGGCTCGGGCGGGGTTGTTCCCGCTTTTGCAATCCCACAATCGACACAATTAGAAGATGACAAAAACCCCGACGGCAGCTACTGCATAAGGGGCTTAAGGCAGAACGACAAAATAACCGTAACGACAGTAAAACCGAAAAACACATACGCCGGAAGCTGGGATACGATAAATTTTGAGTGGACATACGCAAGCCGTGAGGGGTTAGCACAGAAAAAATACGAACTGCAATATAAGGACACATCTCACACTGACTGGGCTGCGTTGGCCTCCGCAGAATCGGCAAACACTAATGCAAATATACCTCCAAACACTTTTGCTGCAGGCATCGTAAAATGGCGCGTGCGCTGCACGAACGCATACGATCAAGTTAGCGCATGGAGCGAAGAAGCGTCATTTACGGCCCAGGGCAAACCACTGACTCCAACGGTATATGCTACCTCAAGCCCGAGGCCGGAAATAACATGGACCGGCGAGGGGCAGCTTGCCTATCAAATAAAGATCGACAATGCAGTATTGCACACTGCTTACAGCACTGACGGGCGGTATAAGGTTAAAGAATATCTGGCTGATGGCGCGCACATAGCCGCGGTGCGGATACAGAACGAATACGGTCTTTGGAGCGATTGGGGAACGGCTGAATTTACCGTTGCCAACACCCCCGGCGCGCCAATAACACTTTTTGCCGCGGGCGGCGAAAAAGCGACCCTTGCGTGGACGGAAACGGATCACAAAACTTACTATATCTACCGCGATGACATACCAATAGCAAAAACCACGGCACACACATACTCCGACCAAATGGCCATAGGGACGCACAAATATAAAGTGCGCGGCGTTGCTGGAGACAGTTACTCCATGTCCAATGAGGTCACGGTCACGCTTTCGGTAGACGCGCCGGAGATAGCGGCGCTGGGCGAAATGCAATGGTTGCGGCTGGAATATTCCACCGCGCAGAATAGCCCGCTGGGCGTGTCGACGTATCAGGATGTAGCGTATCAGTTTTACGCCGGGCGGCGGTATCCCGTGGCTGAGACCTCGCAGCAAATAACCAAAATATACAGTTTTAACGCTGCCTTTAACGATGCGGCGCAGGCAGCGGCTTTTGAGGGGCTGCTGGGCAAGACCGTGATATACAGAGATCAGCACGGCTGCCTGTGCACCGGCCCGCTGATGGGCTTCGAATTGAGCGCAGACCAGTTTTTCAGGGCGTTTTCGTGCAGCGTACAGCAGACGGACAACAATGAGAGGATTGAGCATGATTGATACGATGAGCGTAGTAACCAGCCGCTTTGAGGTGATACGCAACGGGGCTGTTACAGAGCACAATCTGACGGCGGTGGGAGATGACTATCCCACCGTCACCATGGCTGCCGACGGCGAAATAAAGACCTCCATGTACGGCGTGTTCGAGCATAACGACAATGTGGATTATCTAAACGATGAAATAAGGCCGTATTACATCAAGGACGGCATAGAGTATCCTCTCGGCATATACATGGTGGGCACGCTGACCACCAAACACACTAAATACGGCAAGGACGAGGACACCATAGAGGCATACGACCGCGCGCTGAGGCTCAAACAGACCAAAACCGAGACCCGGTATTATATTGCGGCGGGGACGCCATATATGACTGCGATACAGAGCCTTATCCGGGACGCCGGAATACCGCGCATACGGATGGACGATTGCGAGGACACTCTTGCCACAGACCGTGAGGATTGGGAAATAGGAACGGAATATCTCACCATCATCAATGCACTGCTGTCCGAGATAAACTTTTCGGATGTTTGGTTTGATTTTGATGGGGTGGCCCGCCTTGAAAGGTACGAGGCCCCGTCCAGCTCCAACATAGACCGGGAGTATCGGGACGACGAATATAGTATTATCGCCCCGGAATACACAGAGGAAATGGACATATATGAGGCCCCCAACGTTTTCATCGTCAACGTATCTAACCCTGACTATGACAACCCCATGACCGCAACGGGCATAAATGACAGCATGATCTCCGCTTTGTCCACGGTACGCAGGGGGCGGCGCATATTGGCGACGCCGGTTGAACTGGATAATATAGCAAGCCAGACGGCGCTGCAAAAATACGCGGATAATCTTGCTGTGAAATCCATGTTTGCAACGCAAAAAATCAAATTTTACACGGCCATAAACCCTGCCCACGGCGTGGGGGACGTTATCGCGTTGTATAACGGGGAGCTGGTGGGCGTATACGAGGAAACCGACTGGAAAATAGAAATACGCCCTGGCGCCCTCATGGAGCATCAGGCAAAAAAGGTGGTGTTCGTGTGATATATCAGGAGCAGGAAGCACTGTTTTTACAAAAGCGCAGGCCATCAGCGGCGAAATTTGCCTCTGTGGTGGCGGTGTCCGGCGGCAAAGCCACATTAAAATTTGACGGTGAAACTACCGCTACGCAGAAACGCTATAAATATAACGCCGCGCTCTCGTTGAAAGCGGGCGACCGGGTAAAAGTGAATAAAATATCCGGCACTTATGTCATAGAATACAAGCTGTAGGAGGGCGACTATGCTTACAGGCATTATACGCGGGCAGAGGCTTATGCTGCGCACACCCATTGTGGTGGCGGACAGCATAAACTATCTGACTGCAAAATTTGCGTTTGACGCCGACTGGAAGGGCCGCGTTATCACGGCCTATTTTGTATGCGGAGATAAGACCATAACCGCGGAGCTCGCAAGTGGCGAAATCACTGCAGAACAGGGAATAAACCTCACTGCGGGACGCTGGGAACTGAAACTATCCGGCATAAAGGCCGACAGCCGCGTGACGACGGGCCCGGTATGGTTTGACGTACTGCCATTCGGCGCTGCGGATGGCGAACTGCCGGATATATCCCTGACGCAGTACGAACAACTCCTTGCAAAAATCGGCAACATGGACGAGCTGACCACCGCGGACAAGAATACCCTTGTAGCGGCCATAAACGAGGCGGCGCAGAGCGGCGGCGGTTCCGGCGGCGGGGGATTGCCGGCGGGCGGAACGCCGGGGCAGGTACTCACTCGAACCGCAAGCGGCTCGGCGTGGCAGGACGGCACTCCCGGCCCCGTCGGTCCCCAAGGCCCCGAAGGCAAGAAAGGCGATAAAGGCGACACAGGAGCCGCAGGAGAAACGGGCCCCACTGGCCCCAAGGGTGAACAGGGTATCCAAGGCCCCAAGGGCGACCCGGGAGACAAGGGAGAAACGGGCCCCAAGGGGGATACGGGAGCCACGGGCGAACGGGGCCCCGCAGGAGCGCACTATACGCCCTCTGTGACCGCTGACGGCGATTTATCGTGGAGTAATGACGGCGGGCTGGATAACCCCGCCACAGTCAATATAAGGGGGCCACAGGGCGCACAGGGAGCCAAAGGTGACACGGGCGAAGGATTTGCCGTGTTAGGCTATTACGCTTCCCTCTCCGCATTACAGGCCGGAGTATCTAACCCCTCCGCTGGCGACGCTTACGGCGTGGGCGCGGGCGAACCGTATGATATATATATCTGGGACGGCGTAAATTCCAAGTGGGTAAACAACGGCCCCTTGCAGGGCGCAAAAGGTGAGCAAGGCCCCACTGGCCCTAAAGGCGATACCGGAGCAAAGGGAGACCCCGGCGCGAAGGGCGACCCCGGCGCACAAGGTGAACAAGGCCCCACGGGCGAAGCCGCCGGATTCGGCACACCTACCGCCACGGCGACCACCCTTGACGCGGGAGCTCCCGCTACTGTAGAGGTGACAGCTTCCGGCGCAGATACCGCAAAGGTATTCGCCTTTAAGTTCGGCGTTCCCAAGGGAGAACAGGGTGCGACTGGTGAGCAGGGCGCAAAGGGAGAGCAGGGGGCGAAAGGCGACACCGGCCCCAAAGGCGACACCGGCCCATACTTTACCCCCTCGGTATCCGCTGAGGGCGTTATATCGTGGAGCAACAACGGTGGGCTGAACAATCCCCCCGAAGCCAACATAAAAGGCCCGCAGGGCGAACAGGGCCTCACAGGAGAGCGCGGCCCCGCCGGAGAGCAAGGCCCGCAGGGCTTGCAGGGCATACAAGGCGAACAAGGCATACAAGGAGAACAGGGAGCCAAGGGCGACCCCGGCGCAAAGGGCGACCCCGGCGCAAAAGGCGACCCCGGCGCAAAAGGCGACCCCGGCACAGCCGCCGGATTTGGCACACCCACTGCCACGGCGACCACCCTCACCGCCGGAACCGCCGCCACCGTAAAGGTAACGGCAAGCGGCGCGGACACCGCAAAGGTATTTGATTTTGAGTTCGGCATCCCGCAGGGCGAAAAAGGCGCGACAGGCGACCCCGGCGCGAAGGGCGATACGGGTGAGCAAGGCCCGCAGGGTATCCAAGGCCCCAAGGGCGCGGACGGCCCCAAGGGCGACACCGGCCCGTATTTTACCCCCGCCGTCTCTGCCGAGGGTGTTATCTCATGGAGCAACAACGGCGGGCTGGATAACCCCGCAAGCGTTGACCTCGCCACAGCGGTAATAAACGCGCTGCCCAATGCAGACAGCACAGCATATTAGGAGGCTATATGTGGGCTAAAACAAACACGACCAATTATACAAATATAGCGGCGGCAATACGCGAAAAAAACGGCGCGACCGACCAATATACCCCCGCACAGATGCCCGCCGCCATTATGGCCATACAGACCGGCGGCGACCTGTCCGATGTTACCCTCTGGATAGCGGATTTTTCGACCTGGGACGGGGTAACGGTCACAGAAGGCGACAAGGATACCGATGGACGCGAAATCACAGCGTAACGTGTTTTTTAGATATCTTCAAGGAGGATAAAGAATTAAATGGCCTTAATATTGAGCAAGCCCTTAGGAACCTTAATAAGGGTGGCGGACAGTGACGGCGGCAACGGCGCGGCAAACTACGAAATAGCCGACATAAACAACCTCGTTCCCGGCGGCGTAGTGCTGGTCAGAAAAAACATCTATTCCAACTCGGCGTTCAGCTCAAACGCAAATTACCCCAACGGCACGTTGGATAACCTGATAAAAACCACCATCTATAACAAAATGCCCCAGCAGCTTCGGGATAAAATGATGGATGTAACGTTTAATCTTTCCGGTTCCGAGAATATAACCCGTAAGATGTTCGCCCTGACCAGCACTATGGCGGGCTTTGGCAATAACAACGGAGTTGCGGAGGGCAAGGCGCTCCAATTATACACGAGCAACGCCAGCAGGATGAAAACCCTTAACGGCTCGGCAGGCCCCTGGTGGCTTTCCTCGCAGTACTCCCGTGGCTACGTGTGGTGCGTCAACTCGGACGGCTCCGCCTATACCTACAACAATCCGTCGAACTTGGGTGGTGTTGTCCCCGCTTTTGCAATCCCCCAATCGGTAATGCTGGAGGATAGCGCAAACACGGACGGAAGCTACAGCATAAAGTATGCAGAGAAAATATCTTGCACGATAAACATGGGCAGCACGGATGAACAGCCCAAGGCGGCGTTGCCTATAATATCCTGCAACGGCAATTTGACACTGAAAATCTGCAACAACGCGAACGACACAAGCCCGGCATGGGAAACCGCCACGAATGAGACCGTACACAATTTTGCCAACACGACAAAGACCGCCGCGCAATGGGCCATAGGGCTGAAAATAGACATAACCCGCACGGCGGGCGAAAACCTGTTTTTGAACGAGCCTGTAGTGCTGACGATGTAAGGAGAGGAAGATGAAAATAAACGAATACCAGACCAACCGCCACGCCGAGGCACTACGCCGCAGAGAGGAACGGGAACAAACTGCATACGAGGCGTACAAGGCCGCCGCCGAGCTGGCAGACGCACACGCCGAACTGGAGCAACTGTTAGCGGATGCCCGCGCCAGCCTTACCCCCACCCCCACGCAGGGCGCACCGTGGGACGCTGAGACCCGCTATATAGCCGGGGATACGGTTGAGGGCTATGTCGCCCTCAAATACAGCCGCAACAAGCCCCCTGCCGCAAACCTCGGCACATATTGGGCGGTGCAGACCGTGACCTATCCCGCGTGGGGCGACATCGAGGACGGCGCGGTGATTGAGGTAAACACCATAGTTACCTACAACGGCAAAACGTGGCAATGCACCGAGCAGCACATCAAGTCCACCGTCTACAAGCCCAAAGCGGGCAGCTCCAAATGGAGCGAATACACGGAATAAGGAGCCGCACGGCTCTTTTTTCATAATCAAAAAACAAAGAAAGGAAAAAATCAAAATGAAAAAACTCACTTGTATCCTCGCGGTTATGCTCATGCTGTGCCTCTGCACCATAGCCTACGCCGCAGACCCCGTAACTCTGGATATAACCGCGCTGGACTACCAGACCGGCAAGGCGGTATCCAAGACCTACGTCAATAATGAGCTATTTTTGCTTAAGGTTGACATAGGCATACCCCGGTTTTACGACCTGACCGACATGGAGCTTGTTGTGGAGCTGGACGGCGTAAAGCTGGACGCGAACGACCTGAAACTGGAGGCCGGCACATATTACCTGAGCGGCATAGTTACCGACCAGCCCGCCGCCCTCCGTATAACCGTCAAGGACATGGCATACGAAAACGCCACCACGGCCGAAGAACTCTACAACGCCATGCAGAAAAACAGGACTGTAAGCAAAACCTACTATTTTAACGCCGCACAGCCCGCCGAACAGCCCATTGCGAAAAATCCCGTGGTGATACCCAAGACCGGCGGCGCCTCCGTCCTCGCATATGCGGTATCCATAGCCCTCATAGGGTTCGGCCTTGCGGTAGCAGGTAAACGCAGATGAGCAGAGTAACAGGCTTTATAGAATACCTCGAAAGCCATGTCGGGGATATGTACGTCTGGGGTGCGCAGGGGCAGCAGGTTGACAGCATGAGCGACCCCTACGCATGGATAGAACGGCGCGAAACCAGCGACACGAATTACAACCGCGCCGTGAAATTCATGGAGAAGGCCGAAAAACGGCCTCTCTATGCATTCGACTGTTCTGGCCTCATCGTACACTACATCAGCGACATAAAGCACTGGATGAAGGGCGACACCAACGCCCAGGGGCTTTACCGTATGTGCGGCGAAAACAGGGGCTACGCCGGGAAAACCCCCATGTGTGCGGGCGACCTCGTATTCAAGTACAGCGAAAGCAGCAAGAAAATGGTTCACGTTGGCGTATACGTCGGCGATGGCTACACCATAGAGGCCAAAGGCCGTGACGATGGCGTATGCAAGCGCAAACTGTCCGATGGCAACTGGACGCACTGGGGGCGGCTTGCCCTGCTCCAGCAGGAGGAAGAGAAGGAGGAGGTAAAGGCGCGGAAGATCATAACCCTGACGAGCCCCATGATGCGGGGGGACGACATCAAAGCATTGCAGACCGCCCTTAACTCACTGGGCTATGACGCGGGGGACGCGGACGGCATAGCCGGTAAAAACACCATTGCGGCCATACGAGCGTTTTGCCAGGCACACAGCATGGCGCCGGCAGAACTGCCGGACGTGCTGCAGGTATCCGTGTCAGTTGACGGCAAAATATACGTAGGCACAGCCAAAAGATAAGGAGGAAAAAACAAAATGAACATATCTGAATGGATCAAAACTATTGCCGCCGCTGTAGGCGGCGCACTTGCGTGGCTCTTCGGCGCCTGGGATCCCCTGATAATGGTACTGGTGGCGGTGATGGTGTTGGACTACGTCACCGGCGTAGCCGACGCAGCAGTGACCGGGACCCTCAGCAGCGCAGTAGGATTCAAGGGATTGCTGAAGAAAATCTTTATACTAATATTGGTGGCACTGGCAGCCCTTATTGACAGACTTGTGCCCGCCACCAATGGGGCGGTGCGCAGCGCAGTGTGCATGTTCTACATAGCCAACGAGGGCCTGTCCATACTGGAGAACGCCGGCACGCTTGGCCTGCCGCTGCCCGAGGCGCTCAGAGGCGCCCTCCAGAAGCTCCACAACAAAGGCAACGCAATAGAAGATACCGAACCTACCGACAAAACAGCACAATAAAACAGCACAATCTCATCCCGCGTTCGGGATTCCCTTTCAATAGCCCCCGGCAAACGTCGGGGGCAAATCTTGTATAAAGGAGGTGTAGGCTTTTGGAGAAGCGGCCTCTTATTATATGGACAAGACCCTGCTCAATTCCCGCCCCCGGTCAGAGTGGGAAGCACTCATACACGAATGGATACATAACGAAAAAGACCGCTGGCTGATAACCCGCCGCCTTTTAGACGGGGTGCCATACGACGCTTTGACGGGCGAGTACCAGCTTAAATTTGAAATACCCCTTGAATATGACCAGATACGCAGGCGGTGCAAGGCTGCCGAAAAACAACTGAAAACGCACTGTAAATAGCCGATAAATAGCCGATGGGAGCAATCCTATCGGCTCTTTTTTTATGCCAAAATTCAGGTAGAAGGGAGCGTGAAACAGTGTATCCATACCAACCTTATTTTAACCAACAAACCCAATATCAGCGAACCGAAGTAGTCAAAGTGAACGGCGAGGGCGGCGCAAAGGCGTATCAAATGCCCCCTAATAGCTCCGTTCTTCTGTTGGACGAAACGGCCCCCATAGTGTGGCTTAAAACAACGGACGGGGCGGGGTTCCCCTCTCTCTCGCCTTACAGCATAACCCCGTATAAACCCGCTCCGCCTGTCGATGTGAACGGACTTGAACAGAGAATAGCCAGATTGGAGGAAATGATAAATGCTAAACCCGATACTACAAATGCTAAGCGGAGGAAGTCCGAGGAAACTCAACCCACAAATGATAGCGCAGGCTAAACAGATGATGTCCGTTCCCGGACAAATACAGAAGATAAAGCAGATGATAGGCAACGGCGACCCTAAACAGATGTTTTATGCGGCCTGCAAGCAATACGGGATAGACCCCGAGGATATTCTTTCTGAATTAAGATAGACCATTACCCGAAGCGCGCACGGGATTGGAATATAAATCGAAAGGAACTTTAGAACTATGGATAATATGCCCTCTCTCGCGGATATAGCCGCGGTAACTGATGGCAAGACTGACGGCTTCAACGGAGGCTTCTGGATATTTGCCTTAATCCTGATCTTTGCTATGATGGGCGGCGGCTTTGGCGGCTGGAACCGCCAGGGCGAATTTGGACAGTATGCCACCGCTGCGTCTCAGCAGGAAATTCTCTTCGGTCAGCACTTCGGCCAGATCAATGACCGCTTGACTAACATCGGCAACGGTATATGCGATTCCACCTTCGCGCTGAACAACGCTATCACCACCGAAGGCCGAAACCTGTCCAACCAGCTCGCAAACTGCTGCTGTGAACAGAGGCTCGGTATAGCCAACCTCTCAGCGCAGATGAACCAGAACACCTGCGACATAACCACCGCTATCCACGCCGAGGCCGAGGCCACCCGCTCCCTGATACAGGCGAACGAAATGCAGGCTCTCAGGGATAAAGTGTCCAGCCTTGAGATGGATAACCGCATGTACGGAGTAGTCCGCTATCCCAACGGTTACACCTACAACGCGGGGAACTCTCCCTTCTGTGGTAATAATTGCGGCTGCTGCTGCTAATTCCGGCTATGCCGTGATATATCGGGGCGGCGTATGCTGCCCCTTGATTTTCGAAAGGAGCATAAAAAATGGCTTGTAAAAATGTATGCAAACTCTGCCCCAACCTTATAATCTCCCAGGCCGTTACCTTCACGGCGGGAACCGGGCTGATAATCAACCTCCCGGCAGGCAACTATAACGATAATCAGAAATACTGCATCGTGGTAGCTCAGTCTATCCCGGCGGCTACCACTATAACCGCGCCCGTGTTTGTCACCATAGGCGCCGGCACGGAGCAGTACCCGCTGATAAATAGCTGCTGCGCCCAGGTCACAGCCTGCGCCATACGCACCCGCACCAAATATGCTACCATCGTTAAGACCAACGCCACGGGCGGCAGTTTTAAAATGCTTGGCAAAACCGCTTGCACTCAGGGGCTTGCCAGCATTAACGGAGGCGCAGAGTAATGAGCTTTAAGGAGATCATACGCCTGATATCCGAAAGGCACACCGATATGACGGAAGTAACCGATGCGCTCTCTGATATGATGTACGCGGTAAAGGACCGTCTGCCGGAGGTGTACAGAGAAACAATGTATTGCCTCGAAGAGATAGCATATCGGATAACTCCCGAAGAGGCGCGGCAGATAGTCAAGGGTATGCGCCCATACGGTCAAAAATGGGACTACGATACCATCAAGGCGTTTCTGGCGACGAAGGGCATAACGGCGGTATGCAAATACTACCTGTGCATGAATATGTACTACAACGACAGTCACGATACCGCCGAAATGGTAGGCAGGGGAGAAGACCCGGAGTTTTATTTCAGCCTTGCAAAAGATTTCATTAACGATATAGACGGTAAGGATTTCAAGGTTGAAAAATATTTTACTGCGTAACTGGCAACCTTCCGGCAACTTTCTGGCAACCTTTTATTTCAAACCCTAAAACGAGCGTAAACGAAAAATATAGATAAACAGCCGCTTTTTACGGACGAGAAACTGCAAGGAACTGAATAAAAAACGGGTAGCCGCCGGATACCAAACAAAAGAGACTGACACCCGTCAGTCTCTTTTGTTT